GATCCAGGTAATCCCAGGACAGCACAACCTCCCCGTCCGCCAGTTCGTAATCCCCGTTCGCCACAAACGGCGGTTGCGGATTCGCTGGGGGCGCGCCGCCCGTGATCGTCACCCGATAAACCTGAATTTGCCGCGTGTCCTCCCACCAATACCCGGCCGCGTAAAATATAATGTCATACGTCCCGTCCGCCAGGGCAAGCCCTGCCAGTTGCAGGGGCGAGGCGTCCGCGTCGATAAACCCCAGATCAGTCTCAACGTCAGTCGCAACGTTCCGCGCGACGCATCGATATCCAAGCCGCGCCCAAGCTTCAAAGTGCTGCTGCAGATCCAATATATATGTAGTGCTCATGATTCACCCGCCATTTGTGCGTAGATTCGCAGGGTTGCAATCTCGCTCCGTTTCGGCCGGAACCCGGCCGGAATTGTCACTCGTTCCCAAACCACGGCCAGGGATCGCGCGCGCAGGTATCCGATTTCCAAATACGAATCAACGGGACACGAGAACGACACGCCCGCCGGTGCTGCCGTTTCGTTGGCCGGATCGGCGAAACTCGAAACGCCTAGATCAAGACCGATATCAAATAATGGCATCGGGACAAGATCATCAGACGTTTGCCAGTTCACCGCCGTTTTACCCCGGATCCCCGCGCCCGGATCCATGATCGTTAATTGATTACCGGACCGATTGTAATAGTACCGGCAATCGTCGCGAGTCAGGTTGTAAACAAACCCGCTCGGCGTCCAGGCCGAAAAATCGTTTCCTGTTAGAGTTCCGGCCCCGACCGCCAGACCGGCCGCCGCAGTCGTTGCGCTACCGTCCGGGCTTGGCAACAGGGCCCGGACATTGAACATCGGATTTGTTCGGCTGCAATTTTGAATCCCGATTGCCCGATAAATTGTCAGCCCTGCCGCAGTCTCAGCGCCGATGAACGGCGGCAGAACATTCCATTCGGGCAGTCGCAAGGCGATTGATTCGGATACAGAAGACGCCGGCAACGCGGCAGCCGTCCGCGTCACTTCCACCCACTTCGATTTATCACTTTCCGAATCGCCGCCCCCGAAAAGGACAACTGTTTCCCCCATCGCCAGGCAGCCGATCAAAACGCTGTTGCCTTCAGTTCCGTTCGGGGGCGTCCAGTACAGTTTTTTATCGCCGTTGTGATACCGGAGCAGCCCCATGCCCGCGCCCTGGTGCATTGAAGCATAAGAAATCGAAAAGCCGGTCACGATTACAGGCCGCGTCGGTTCCAAACCAGGGATCGCGTAATCCGAAACGTGCCGACCACCGTGGAAAAGCCGGAACGTATCTCCGATTGCCGTATCGTTCGGAAGCTGAAAATCGAAAGTCAAAACGGTGCCAGCAAAATCCAGAACCCCGCTCCAAAGCCCGACATTATCACCCGTCAGCCATTGAATGACCGCGCCGTTCCAGTAATCTGCCGCCTCGGTCAAAGCCGCCGCCGTTGCGGTGGTTGCCGTACCCGCGCCCGTGCAGGTGTAAACTGTTGGCGTCACTCCGTTCGCTACAAGCTGTTTGTGGAGGTAAAAGAATCTCAAATCTGAAATTTGTGCTGTCATGCTGTCAACGTCAAAATTAAATTAGGACTCGTGCCGGTCATTACGGCATCGGTCAATTTATCCGGCAAACCGGCCACAAAGTACGGCCAGGGATCGCGCGCGCTTAATTTTCCCGCCGCACTTTCGGCTTCGATCCTAAACCAGTTCCATTGCGCGCCCTCGGATACGTAAATGTTATCACCGATTCGCACATTATAAATCGTGGCGTTCGCATCCTGAAGTTGGTTGAACAAAAGATGTTCATCTGCCGCCGCGTTCTGCTTGTGATACGCCTTGTACTTCACGGCCCCCGATCTCGGAGACCAAACAAGCAGAGGTCGATTTACAAACGTCGTGGCAATCGCCCGGTCAATTTCGGCCGCTGTTGCCGCCTCGTGAATTTCGACGTGGAAAAGATCCGGCACTTGCATCGTTACGGATCGCGTTGTTTCCGCGCCAAAATCCATCGGACTGTTTTTCGGCGAACCGTTGATAAATATCCAGGTGTAATAATTCGCCGTCCCCGTCCAATCGAGTCGTATCGAGCTTGGCTGCAACAGCGTTAGATTATAATTTGTTATCAGCATTTTTCCCGCAACCTTTGCACGGTTCTGGAATATACGCTTGTTCCGGCATCATCTCTTTCGTTGCGCCGATTGGCAAATCCAAGGGACACGTAAATTCCCCAAAAGTTTTAATAACCGATTGCCTAAACTTTTCATCGTTTCGACAAGTAAAACAATGCACTAAAGTTTTGCAGGCATCGTGCCATGCTTTTTTTCTTACCATGTCACTGTCACCGTCCCGCCAAAACCATAAACGCCAATAAAGGGATCACAATTTCCGGCAACTAAAGAATTAGGAATCACAAGCGGCGAAGTCGGGCAATCAGCTAAGGCAATAACACCCCCTGCAATAGTGCCAGCCAAAAGTCCCGTACTTTTATCCTTCAGATATACGCCAACTGTCACAGTCTTTGCTATGCTATCCCAAACAAAAGAAAATATTAAAGAGCAATCGACTTCGCCAATTTTCCAAGTGCATGTCATATTAAAATGTACTTCAATTTTTACCGACCCAATATCTGGGTCACCCACCCAATGCTGCCATTGGCAAGTCGTTGGCGATGGCTTCCCATCCCACGGTACTGTATAGATTCCATTGACAGTAACAAATACAGGTTTGTGATAGCCAAGCGGAGCATTTTTGCACGGGCAAGCTGTAATTCCGGATAAAACAAAAGTTAAATTTTCTCCAACGCTTGGACAAAGATCACAAGGGCCCGCCGCTTTATATCTGAAAAAAGGGAGACTCTGCTTATCCTCCGATACGAGAACGACGTCGCCAGACGAAGCATTCCCAGGCCCAACGTTCAACGCCTCGAAAGCGTTGCCGTATTCGACGTAATCCAAAAGCGTTTGGTCGTAATAGCAGCGTTTGACGTTTCCAAGAGCGTCCGCGCTAATGTTTGCCTGTAATTTCGCCATTGCATCGGGCCGCCGGTAAAAACGCACGACCGCCAAGTGTACGCCCGTGGGAGGTGATACGGTTTCTTCCCACAACACTTCAAACGGCCCCCCCTGGTCTGTCAAGGTCAAAACTTTACTTCCAACATCAAGCCGCGCAAACGGTTTGTCATTCTGCGAGACTCGCGCCAGGCAAACCCCGTCTGAATAAGCGTACCCGACTTGACCCATTGCAATTGGCGTTTTGCAAATCACAATCGAATTCAAATCGTTGTCGTCAGATTTTTTCGCCGCGACCGTCAAGATGCGTTCGCGCTTGGCGTTCGCATCGGCCGCCGCCTGCGTGTAAATACCGCCGGCCGAAAAATATTGACCCGTGATTACGGCGGCATCGTAGACTCGTAAATCTTCATCACCTGTATTAACAACCCGAACTTCCCGCGCCGGTTCCTGTGATAAGTTCAAGGCATTGTTTTGCGTGATCGTAGTCCCGCCCGGCCCCTTGGCAACTTTGATCCCGCCTGCACCGGTCACATTGGCGTTACGCTCTATCGCTGCCGCAAGATCATTCACTTCCCTCGCGTACAAAGGATCGCGTCGCTCTTTGTGTGGAATGATACCCATTAGTCTACGTCCTCCGTTCCAATGCCAAGCTGTGCGAAATTCGCAGTCTCGTAAACTTGGGCCACGTGAATACTGCGGATTTTGTTATCAATTTTCGTTCGATTCGCGTTTGCTTCCTGCTGAAGATAAAACCAAATATACTCCCAGCCTTGTTTCGGTATGTCTTCAGTATGGCCGCCCGTTTCGTCTTCCATCCGATACTCGGTAACAGTATTTGGATTCGTTAAGAATTGATACGTGATCTGCCAGTCATCATGATCTCCCCGTTTTCGCGCGTTCGCGCCAATAAACAAAACCTCGCCAGCCGCAAAACCTTTGAATGGCGCGCTATTAACTCTCGTTGCAAGCGTTTTCAAAATCGTCTTGTAATCAGAAGAAAGCGTGTCCCTATAATGCGTTTCGCTGAAATTTCCTTTCGGCGTCAAAATATCAACGCCCTCAACCTCGCCTTTTACAGTCTTGTTAATAGCCAGCCCGACATCATCCTGATACGGTTCCCAGTGCGTTTGGGCAATGGCAATGTTTATGTGTTCCTGCTGCGATGTAATATTCCATTCCCATTCAGGTTCTTCCGGAGATATAGAACCGCCGCCGCCCGTGCCCGTTTTGCGTTCGTAATTGACTATCAATTCTAACGTTCCGTCTGTTGGATTGCTTTCATCAACGTTCAAAATATTAAACGTCCGCCGAATTGCTTTCATGTCGTCGAATTCATCGCCAAGTTGCGGTCCGATATCCTTGGCATCAGTCGGATTTATCGTACCCCTCACAACAAATATCCGCTCAAGACTCCGTAGGTTGTGTTCTTCGGTATATGTCCGGCTTTTGTATAATTCTTCGCATGTGATAGCCATTTAAGCTAGCCCTCCCATTTCGCGGGTGTTTTTTTCAATCGCGCCCAATGTTGCCGCCATGCCCTTGTTTATATCGACAAGTTCTTCCTGAGTCGGCGCAAGCATCCGCGCCGCGTTGACGCTGAACGTTCCAAACGCATCGGCAACAGTTTTATCCGCCTCGACGCCGATCTGAATGTTTTTGCGTTTTAGCGCAAAGACCTCTTTGATTGTAGCCAGGTCTTCCTCTGAAAGCCCGATCTCCTTACCGGTCTTTAACGCCGCCTTTTCCTGCTTCTTCAAAAGCGCAAGATCATCCTCAAGCGTCTTGGTTCGTTTGACTGCTTCCTGATTTAATCCGTCAAGCTCGGCCCGGAATTTATCCATGAACCCTAATTGCTCTTGCTGGATTAACAGTTCTTTTTTGCGACTGCCAAGTAAAACCGTTTGCACTTGTTCAGCAAAACTTCCCCCCTTCATACGCTTTTTTGTTTCAGCATCAATAAGCGCAAGCCGCTCTTTCAACGTTCCATTTTGTTGTATTTGGCTATTATTCAGATCTTGTAATTCATCTTTAATTGATTGAATCCGATCCCGCATTTTTGCCGCACGTTCCTCGCGAAACGCCTTAGCTTGCAAGTCAGCCCATTTTTCCACAAGCTCATTCGCTTGCCTCTGGACTTTGATGATTTCATCATAAGCCTTTTGTGGTATTTTTTTTCCAAATTCCTCATGTAGTTTTTTAATTTCTATACCTGCCCAACCTGCCGCAGCCATTCGTAGTTTTTTAATCTTTTCTTCAAATTCCGCCGCCTCTCGTTGCGGTTTGCTGAGGTCTGCTTTTTGAACATCTTCGTATATCTTCTGAAGTTCTGACTGAAGATTCCCGGCATCCTTAAATGCAGTTTTGATTTCATCTGTAAATTCAAAAAGTTTACCAGCTGCTTTTGCTGCCGCCTGCGGTGCTGCTGATGCCGCCTTTGCCGCTTTGTTCGATTCATTCAACCATGCTCGCACAGCTTTGGTCATATCCCCATATTTTCCAATGACAATATCACTATTTTTCCTTATGTTATCAAGCAGGTTTACAAAATTATCCGTAGCAGTAATATCTTTCAGCGATAGGCCGATACCTTCCGTACGAACATCTTTTGATCTTTCAAGAATTTTAAAAACTTCCGTCAGTTCTTTTCGTGACAGCCGGGCCGCCTTGGCTATTTTATTATACCCTTCCTGTCGTTTTTGATTTGCCTTGGCTTCTTCGGGCGTTAATTTACCCACATCTTTCCATCGAGGATCGGAAAAGAAATCCGCAAGTTTATCCGAAAGACCAGTCCAATTATCAATAGTGCGCCCAACCTCATAACCCAGAACGGCAACCGCCGCGCCAAGGGCAACTATTCCAATCTTTGCCGATGTGGCGGCACTTTTCCAAGTCTTTAATGCCGTTACTGCTTCTCCTGATTTAAGAATCATCATGTTGCCATATTTTTGAAAAGCAACATTATTTAATCGCGTCGCCGCCCGCATTGCTTTCATGTGAAACACGGCTTCCGCCATTGATTTTACCAAGCCTTTAACGCCAGAAAGTATCATGCTTTTCTGCAAAAGCACCATTGCGAAAGAAGCGGCCTTTGCTGCGCCAGCAAAAATAATAAGAGTAGCTCCGATAGAAGTTATTGCAATTCCAAGTTTTGTAAAACCAACAACAAGCGTTTTGTTTTCCTTCACCCAACTCTTTAAAGATACGACAAGGCCCTTTGCATCTTTTGTAAGATCAAGCACCATTGGCAAAAGTTGCGTTCCAATCGCGACTAAAAGGTCAGTGAATTCCTGCTTTAATTGCCGTACCTGGTACGCCATTGTTTTTGAAATTTTATTGAATGCTTCCTGTGTAGCTCCCACCCGATTAACCATCTGATTATAATCAGCCGTTATCCCCGCGAGGTCTTGAAGGGCTGGTATTACGCCGCGCAAGGCCCGGACGTTCGGAAACATTTTAGCAATATCTTCCGCTGTCGCTCCGGCCTGTGCAAGTTTCCGTAAAACGCCGATAAAACCTTCGGTTCGTAACGTGGTTGTATTGAGTTCAAAACCGAACTTCTTGGCCGTCTTGGCCGCTTCATCCGTTGGTTTGAGAAACGTGGAAAGAATTGAATTCAAGGCTGTCACGGCAACCTGCGTTTTGACGCCGTTGCGGGTCATGGTTGAAAGTAAAGCTCCCATTTCTTCCAGGGGCAAGCCCGCAGCGGACGCCGTTGACGCGACCATACCAATCGACGGAGCAAGTTCAGCAAACGTAGTTTTACCGCGTTTGACGATTGCAAAAAGCAGATCCGCAACCGATCCCGCCTTGTCCGCGCTCAAGCGAAACGAATTTAGAATCGTCGTAATCGCATCGGCTGAAATACCAGTATCGGTCATTCCCGCCGCCGCCGCCTTGGACGCAACGCCAAGGACTTCCAGAGCTTTCGCGGGCGCAATGGATGCCGATAAAATGTCGTAGAGTCCCTTGGAAAGTGTCGCAGTGCTTTCGCCCAACTCAACGGATAACCGCTGGACACCTTCGGTGAGTTTTGGAAATATCTCCATGTCCATTTCGGAAAGCATGGTCGAAACCATCGCCATTTGTTCTTGGAAATCCATTGCGGTCTTGAGACCAGCCCCAATCGGAGCCAGCATCGCCGCGCCAACGCCAACTAATTTTGTACCCAGTTTTCCGACTTGTCCGGCAAATTTATCCATTTTGCCTTGGACAGAACGCAACGACTGAGCAAGCTTTGCGTCGTTGGCGCTAATCTCAATCGTTGCGCCGCCCGCTCGTATGTCACTCGCTCCGCCCATTTTGCCTTCCCTTGTGTTTGCAGAAGTTCTTTACGAACTCCTGAAAGTTTACGGTCTTCCGTTCATCTTGCGCAAGGTACGGATGGAATTTTTCGTATTTGATTTTTCGCTTGGTGTGAATATTCACCAAGTGAAAACATATCCATGCCGTTTGATCCCATTCAGCCCGTTGCCGAGTCATCGCCATTTGATACAACTGCTTCAGGCTAAACGACCAGGGTATTACTCCTGCTCGTCCGGCCAATTCAAAGACGTCTTGCCAGGTGTAGGGCCTAAAGGGGCGCCGGATTTTTTGCCGGAACCCCCTTTCGCCTGTCCGGGATCCGGAAAGAAATCAAAGAGACTCCCAAGAGCCACGGTCATAGCTTCGTGGATTTCTTTTTCCGTAATCCTCTGACAAAACACTGCCAGCGGCAATTCTCGCTTTTGCTTTTCAGGTACGCAGGTTTCGTAAAGAAACGCGCCCAAATCACCGATCTTGCCGAAAATGCCTTTGCACATCCGCAAGATTTCATTCGGTGCAATAAATTCTTTGGATTTCTTGGACTTTTTTTCCTCATTTGCAAGAATCGCATCGAACATTGCTTCAAACAAACCGACGCCTGAATGCTGCTCGAATTTGCGAACAGCGTCAAGAGTGACGCAGGGACGCCACTCTTGACCAGTCGAATCCGTAAATACGTACGCCATGAAAACCTCCCGTTAACTTGACGGCGTAACGGCCGTTGGGGCACCGCGCCCCTGGAAAGTCACGCTGTAGTTGACGCCATCTTCCAACGCTTCGTTTTTTGTGTAGTCGATTACGCGGACAGTGCCATTCCAGCCGTAACCGTCCCCATCGACCATTTCCACGTCGGTCAAATCCGTCTTGTTCAGGAATGCCGTTTCAATGGCGGCAATCTGATCGTTTGGTCTGTCGGAAAGCAACGTAAAATCAACCGACCACTCCGAAAGGCCAGAAATGAAATCGCGCCAACCCGTGTTGTCGCGAGTCGTAACGTCAATAGAACCAGTGCTCATATTGATCGTCACATCAGACGCGAGACCGACCGTAACGCCTCCAATCGAAATTTCGCAATCAAACCCTGCATGCTTAGGCATTGTCTAGCTCCTCTCTAAAATGTTTACTGTTACATCTATTAAAAAGCCCGGAAACCCATCCGGGTCATCTATTTTTGCCGGCGCATTTGCAATCGTAAAAGCCGCGTAGTAATCGCCCGTCAACGTGAGATCGCAACGATTTATCAGCATCCAAAGATCCGTTGCAATCGCCCGAACTACCCCTTGTGATCGCCCCTTGTTATCGTAAATTCTGATCCGGCATGACACGCTTGCGCCCTTATAAGCCCGCGTACCCTCAGTCGGACCGCCTTGTTCGTCAATGATGATCGCTGGCAGACCGCAATCTTCAGGTATTACGTCTATTGTAAAGATCGCGGGTGACGCGATTCCCGTGGTAAACTCGTACGTGTTCAAACGATCCGTGATATTCGTGTCGTTCGCAATCAAATCGCATAACGCTTCGGCTATCATTTTGTCCTCGTGTTCAAACGTAATCCGGCTTTTGTCCTGGCAAGCGGCATGTCCTTGAAAAACCGTTTGAACCGCTTGTGTGTATTCATCAACGCAGGCCACATGAACGGACGGGGTGGATGATGCCGTCCGCCAAATTCATGGACGCTGCCATACCAAGCTATCCGAGTTGGCCCGACGATGAATCGCCAGAACTTTTCCATCGCCGTTGTAATTGATCCGCGCAAAACGCCAGTCTGCACGTGAGGCGGTTCCCCTGGTGGGCTTGGCGTCTTGTCTGATCCGCCGCCCGTGGACATGGATTTTTTCGCTTCGCTTTCAACAAGCAGCGCGCAACGCTCAAGCGGCCCGACTTGGCCTTGTCTAACGGCCATTCGGATGCCCTTCACGTTAAGCCAGGTTTTCGCCCGAAATTTAAGCACCGTTTTTTTTCCTCAAAATGGTTAGAACTTCGCGCATTACCAGCGAATTTTCTTTCAACGCCGTAACGGATTCAATCGCCATTGCCTCCAAGCGATTCTTCTGGTAATCCTCAAGAGCATCAAGCCGCTTCGCCATGCGTTCCTCGCGCTTGTGTCCCGTCCAAACAAAGAATATTATCAGCCCAACCCAAGGTCCGTAAATTTTGAAAATCTCCATCAAAAAGTCGATCATCGTTGTCCTTTCATGGTGATATAGGTTTCTCAACCTTTTCGAGTTTCAGTTTTCGCACGGGTTGCCCCGGGACGCTTACATCGTCGATCACCCGATACGTCTTTGGCTCCGTATATGAAATCGTAACGTCATCGCAAAGTGCTGCTGAAGACGTGAACAAATGGATAACAAATCCAATCCCGTAAACATCCTCGTTTGGTAACGCCTGCAATTCGGCCTTTGTGTAATACGCGCCGCCGTTGTTATCAATTACAAATGGTCCGCTTGGAGAAGTTTTGCGCTTAATCGAATACTTAACCGTTCCAGTTTCGGTCGCATCAAACCGCGCCCAAATTATCCGCCGCGCCTCGCTGAATACCGCATTTGTCGTTGACCCTTCCGCGTCGTCGTAGAAATCAAATTCTTCGCACTCTAGCCAGCCAAGAGTATATTGACTTACGCCCTCATCAGTTCCGGACAAAGTTCCAAAGCCAACTACATTGCATTCATACGTTATTGAACTAGTATCAATAGGCGCAAGGCCAAGAATTTCGTTTGTACCGTTATCAAGATCTGCACGGCTTGGATAAACGTCGCAAGAAAGACTGTTTGCCGCTTGAGAAATCTTGATCCAATACCACGTGTCATAAACGACAAGAGCGCCAAAATGAAATGAAAATGTCGAAACGCCTAGAGAATCAACAATTCCAAGGATAAAAATATATGTTCCTGGCGCCATTAGATCGAGCCGGATAAATATGACGTTTTTTACTGGTGCGCCGTTGTCATCATAAATAGCAAACGCCATAGAATTTTGACCAGCACTGGTATCGCGGCGCAATTTCACCTTTAATTCAAAATCGACGTCTTTATTTACTGTCAAATTAGTCGGTCTTATAAATCTCCAAAAATCCGTTAATTGGGCTGTTGACATGCTTGATAAAACAAGATTCCCGCCAACAAATTGAACGCCTGCTGTTACGTTTCCATCAAGGCGTTGCTGCCATCCATTCTTATCGTAAGCTGCCCCAGGGAGGGCCGGATAATGATCGGCGTCGAACAAACTACCATCGTATGCGCCCTGATGCCGCGTTTGAACGTTATTATTTATCCACGCGGTTACTGTATCTTCGGTGAAATCCGCGCTATCTTTCCATGTTTTTTGGTTCATCCGCTTCCTTCGATTTCAACAATATCCCCGACATTCAAATCGGTCTGCTTGCTGATTATCAAATACGTTTCGCTTTTGTATATTTTCATCGCGCCGTAAATTGTCGTCGGCGTACCCAACGAGGCAGTAAACCCGCCATGCCCATCTGACACGCGAGTCGGTTGATAACGTAGTAGAGGCCACATTGGAATCATGCTAATATCTTTCCCGCCCGATACGGTTGCAATAATTGACGCATTTCGCCGTCCGCAAAATTATCCCAGGTCACGCCCCAGCCTTCCGCCCCTTGCCGCTCTTTGCCTCCACGGTTATCGAACGCACGGGCTATCAGATGAAGGATCGCCATTTTAAGACCGGCCGGGACGGCCGAATAACCACCAACATATTTCACCGTATACTGTTTATCCTCTTTCCACCGATCTCCCGAATCCTGCCTAATTCGATTGCCGTCCAAAACATAATCATCCGAATCGATTGTATCTCCATCATACGTAATGGAAGTTATCGAAGCGATGGGTCGCGCTGGCGGCCAAAGGTTATATCCACCATCTGAATAAAAAGAGTCTGTGTGTGTCCCTTGGGTCAAGGCGATTCCGCAAAATCGCTCAACCCATTCTTCAGCCCCGTCGATCAGGAGTTGCAAAACCGTATCCTGTGATGTGTAGTCGATTTTCAAAAATTCTTTAGCTTCCGATAAAGAAATCGTTGACATCGTTTTCGTTCTCCGTCTCTATTTTGTTTTCGAGCTTCTTGTGTAGAAAAACCTGCCCGACTTTCGGAATATTGCGAGGTGTTCCGACGATCTTTACAAGCCCACAAACCGCAAGACCCTTGGCAGCCTTTTCGTCCAGAATATCTTCTTCGCCTTTTTTGCGAAGCGCCACAATTCCGTTTAATTGGATGCCGCCTTCCTGCAACCACTCGACTTTAACTTTTTTCATGTCATCCCCATTATCTGTTTAACGCGCCGTTTTTCTTTGCCAAGAATTTCGCGGCCCCGATGCTTGCTTGTCTTCCACGCCCCCGTAGCGTCTTTCGTGTTATTATCGTTCCACGTATGACACCATGCGCCCGCGCCCAATCTCACGGCGTTTCGCGCCCGTTTAATTTGCCAGTGCTTGAAATTCAGCCGCCATTTTTCGCGATACGCCAGGTACGCGTCTTCGGATTGCAAAGCCTTGCGAGTGAACAAAATTGAATAGAACGGCATCGGCCCCTGTTCGCACTGATAAACCGCAAGCCGATCCGTGGGAATATCATAGACGTATCCGTTGCCAAAATATACGACAAGCCCTTCAGAGGGCGGCACGTTCTGGATTTTTTCAACCGCATGTCTCGCGTACATGTCGTCACTATCAAGTCGGATCATTGCCAATCCGTCTACATCAGGATAATTACGCATTAAAATTTGCATCACGCTAAAAGGTTCAAGCCTATCTTCTTTCGTAAGATTGCTTTTATCGTAAGCTGATCCTATTAAATTTTTCGCTAGACACTCAGAAGCATCAACGGCAAAATCACGGATGTTGTCTTTGAAGACGGCCCACGCATCGACCTTGTGCGTCTGATTTTTTATGCTGGGAATCGTGTATTTTTCCATGACTTCAATCCGCTTTGGCCACCATCCAGGATTACCGATTGTCTTTTTCCAACGCCACGTATCCGGTGTCTGCCGATTAAAAGGCAGCCAAATTACGTATTTAATCTTCACGATACTGCTCTTTCAGATAATCAAGGACATCCTCAAACGTGTCAATATCTTCCTTGTTGCATTCTTCGGTGCACGATCCTTTTTCCTGGCAAATTTTACCGCGCATGTCATCACCATCTTTTGTAAAGCACACTTTATATTTAGCCATTACCAATACTGTCCTGTTCTGTTTGGCCCCATGTGCAGTACGTAGCAGTTATCAGGAGCCGCTCTCAATGAATAAACCCCGGGCTTCGCTTTCTGAAGCGCAAGCCACCAATTCGTATCCTGCCCGCGCCGCGTCGGGAACCGTGCAAATTTCATAGCACGCATGAAAAATGCCATGTTACAACCCATGATCTTAGCCGTATGATTCGGCCGTCCTCGCATTCCGTGATAATCGTGGGTCGATAATTTGTCGAAAGCTTCCCAGGTATAAGCCGATACGTCCGGCAATTCAGCGGCTTTGGGAATGAAAAAGCGCGGCCCGACAAAAATCTGAGTCGTCGCTCCGATCACTTTATGATCCGCCGTATAAGGTTCACCGCCTGGTCGATGGACGGTATAATTCCAATTCTTTATTTTACCCTCAAAAATCGCCTTATACCGTTCGATTAAATACGGATTCAAAATACAATCCGCGTCGGTCGTGAACATTACATCCGCGTTCGTTATCGCCGCAGCCTTATTGATGCAGATGCCACGTCCTGAATGGCCTTTCGGCTTCCCGTAAGGTCGTACGACCGAAAACGGCAAGCCCTGAAGGTCCGGACATTTTTGGTCAAAACTGTCAATGCCAAGATGCAGTTCGTTCGGTTTCACGGTCTGGCCCTTGAGACCCGCTAGGAAGTACGGCCACTCGGCATACTGTTTGTAAAATGTCACAAATAAGGCGATTTTCATTTTTCAAACACCATCAAATTTTGATAATACCAGCGCGCAACTTTGCCGGATTTCTCCCACTTCACTTTCAACCGCTCGACGATCTCCCGCTTATGCCTGAATCCCTTGCCGATAAATTTATCTTTCCAGTAACGAGTCGGCTTACAATTCACATGATGCCGCCCCCCTTGGCCCTCAGGCGCGGCCGTAAGCAAGACATACCTTTCGGTATGGTTTATTAGCGTTTTTATTACCTCGTCTTCAAATTTCGGCTCGACGTGCTCTATGACCTCAACACAAAATACCATGTCGAACCGCCGCCCAAGACGGAATGGATGCCGCAGATCATGGACAACTGAGATCACTTCCGGTGCTGAGTACTTCGCCGAATGGCTGGGGCCGTCTACGGCAACCACC